GAGGGTTTTAATGGCTAATAATAGAACAACATACTGGGAGCAGTTTCATGAAAATGAATTTTATCAAATACGTTTAAATAAATCAGGAAAAGATGGATTTATGATAGTGGGACATCTTGAAGAAAATATAGAATTGATGTTCAGCTCTGCATATGCACCAGCAATGCCAACCATGGTCGATGATATTATCTCAAAGGTATTAGGTGATACTAATAGCATGAGAAGGTCAGCTTTGGATGCAGCAGGAATGGGCGGTGCGTATCAAGCTGGAAGTATAGTTAAATGGACAGAATCTGGGGGGTTTGAAATATCCTTCCCATTAACGTGGCTAACGTATAGAGATGCCAATAAAGAAATAAGAGACCCTACTTTGAGTCTATTGAAAACGGTTCTCCCTACTTCAAAAGCCAGAAATTTTCTATTTGGAGCACCCTTGGGATACTCTGGAGTTTCTACAATAATATCTGAAGTGGGTGGAAAAACTCAAATTAGTGGTATAGATAAAACCCTAGGGTTGGAAATAGGGAAGTGGTTTAGAATTAAAAGTGGATTACTCGTGACCAATGTCTCTCTCGGGATGTCAAAAGTATGTGGACCAACAGGCTACCCGTTGATTGCAAAACCAACAATTTCCTTACAGTATTATAAAACTCCTACATATGAAGAAGTTTCGACATGGTTTAGGGAGGTTTAGGGTATGGGAATATCATTCTTTAACAGGTCAAAATTTTTAGAATTTAACACGGTGACTCCAGAAGACTATGACATCTTAGTGTCTGATTTTATTGATGGATTGAAGAAATTAACCCCTGTGGGGGCTATAAAAGTCTCTGCTGAGAATGCGGGACACGCTGAGTATATCTCATGGGATTTGTGGGATGATGTGTCTATGTGGTGGATTTTGTGTGAATATAACGACTTAATAGACCCTTTTAATGACTTCACAGTTGGGACACTTATACAATACCCAAGTGTTTCAGCCTTGGAAATCTTAGCGTTGGAGGTTTTTCAAAATGCCCGGAATAGATAAGCAATGGTATTTTTCTATATCTTTAGCAGACGTTGGAGAACTTCCAGCTTCCGATATTTCTGATTTCTTACTAATAGAAGAAGCCGGGACATCCCTTCCAACTTTTTCCTTGATAATAAATGCTACTAATCCAGATTTAATAAAACAGGCAGTGGCTGGAAAAACTTTTACAGTTAGATTAGGAATAGACCAAGCCAACGCAATAGAGTCGGAACTTATTATTCTTCCAGTAGTAGACTCCCCTAATCCCCGGGGCGTAGGCGGTGGATTTGTTGTAAAAGGGTATTTGAACAATCCAGATTGGATATCTCGACCGGATATGGGATATTATGAGGAAATGAAGGTTGAAGAGGTCATGGAGCAAGTGGCAGAAATGGGCGGGGCTGAATTCTTTTTAGACCAAATGAAGCCCACAGAAGTAAAACAAAATTGGATTCAACCCAACATTACCCCACAGCAATTTTTTAATGAACTAATATTACACAGTATGCACAAAGAATATACTGAAAACTGGTTTCTTTCTTATTACGGAATTGATGGATTCTTGACAGTGCGTGACTGGAAGCGGATTGAAAAATACATGAAGGGAGATTACCGAGTTATTGCGGATACGACCACTATGGAGTCTAATGGCAAAGTAAAAAGAGTCGATGGAGTTTTAACGACTGGGATTAGACCTGTAAGTAGACGACCTATTCAGGAGATATCAATATTATCAAAGTCTTCTCCTAGATATGATTTTTCTGATTATTCTTATACAAATACAAAAGCCGAGGCTACATATACAATGACAGACCCTGAAGCCTTTTTAATCTCTGGGGATAGACGATTTCCTCACACTTTTGTAGATTATGACTATGTATACCCCGAGTGGGATGATGTTTATAAACATCATCTTAAAACTTTGGCACAGCATGAAACAGTTTTGATTGAGTGTAACTTAATGGGGTCATTTTCAGAAATAGAATTGCTTTGGCCCACTTTACTAATGTCTCATGGTATGGATGGAAACAAAGAAACTTTACTAGAAAAATACGCAGGGTTCTATCTACCTGTTAAAAAAGTATATTCCATTTCGGGTGATACCTATATTGAAAAAATAGTATTAGGGAGGTGTGGGTTTTAATGTTAGTAAATTTAATAGAATATTTTAAAAAATTACCCACCCTATATGGTGTTGATTTCATAGGGGTTATAATTGACAATAATGACCCAGAAAAAGACCATAGAGTTAGAGTTAGAATAGAAGGAATAACTCCACCCGGAATTCCAGATGATAAACTTCCTTGGTTTTGGCAAAAGAGACCCGCCGAATTTGGAGGAACGACTGCGGGAACTGGAATAATTCCAGTAGTTGGGTCTTACGTTACGGTAAGATTCTCTGAGAATTCTTATTATCGTGGATATTATGAGAGTAAATATTGTAATAAAAAATCTACTCTTGATTTCATGAGCGAAGATTATCCAAATATGTACGGATTTAAAGACCCCAAAGGAAATGTTTGGAAAGGAAATGTTTCAACAGGGGAAGTGGAATTTGAACATTTTACAGGAACATCCATGAAGATATCTTCTGATGGGACAGTCACAATAACGGGTATCAAAGATATTAATGCTCAGGCTGGAGAAAACATAAACATAACGGCTCAAAACTCTGTTAATGTTGTCGCCACTTCTGAAGATGTTACGGTCACTGGAAAAAACATAATAGCTACGGCATTAGAGACCGTAAGCGTAGAAGCTCCTATCGTATCTGTTTTAGCGGAAGTAGTTGAATCACAAGCCCAAGAGACTACTGTATTTTCTGAGAATACAACTATAACCTCCACGGAATTAACTCATGTGATTTCTAAGAATATTTTTATCGAAAATGCTGAATTAATTAGGGCAGACACTGATACACTGGTGGCTAATGTTTCAGATGTAGCAGAGATTAATGCTAAGACAATCAATAGCACATCTTCGGAAAATACAACCATTATTGCACAAGGCATAGCAACAGTGACTGCCCCTGATATAAATGTAAATGCAACTGGAACAGTTAATGTTCTGTGCTCAACGCTTAATGCTACTGCAATTGAAGATGCCAATATCTGGGGGAAAAACGTAGATATAACCGCAACAGAACTCGCCAAAGTAACAGCAGATATTCTAGAAGCAGAAGCTACAACTGCTACAGTAACTACAACAGGTAATACTAAAATAGTGGCAGTAGGGGTGGAAATAGAGTCTACTACCGCTGATATTACCACGACAGGGAACACTGTGGTAGATGCTGATAGCGTTAATATTATAGCATCTGGAACAGCATCGGTACAGGCAGTGGGGGATGTCTCTGTAGAATCCACATCTGGTACTCTACAGATAGTTGGAGACGGGGATTTATCTATAGAATCCGTTTCAGGAAGAATGGATTTGATTGCATCTACCGAGATTGAAATAAACGCACCTTCTGTAAAGGTACACAATGCATCACATGTTTAGGAGAAAATGATGGCACGACTAAAAGATTCATTATATTCAGATTTGAACAGATACTTTGCGGTGAGTAGAGATATCCGAACAAAAAGTATTGATGTTGAAGCTGTTGAAAATGCTATAGATACTATTATAACGACTTCTCCAAAAGAGAGGATATTCAACCCGGAGTTTGGCTCTAATATACAGACTTTATTATTTGAACCAATTGATTCTATTACATCCAGTAGGATATTGTTTGAATTAATAAATGCTATTGAAAGGTGGGATTTAAGAGTTACAGTTAACTCTGCAACTTCAGATGTTACTCCAGATTATGATAATAACGCTTACTATGTAAAACTTGTTTACAGTATCGTAGGACTAGAAGATGAAGAATTTAAATTTGAAAAAGTAATTTCCAGATAGGGGGAAAGTAAGAAATGTCAATACTAAATCCAATTAGCTTAACAGAAGAACAGATACGAGATGAACTAGTTGCATATATTCAAAGCCAACCAGACTATCTGGTATGGAAGGACTTCCTTGAGGATTCCACAGGTCAGGCACTTATTCAATTATTAGCAGGGTGGGGAGCTTTAATAAATTATCGTACAGACTCAGCTCGAAGAGAAGTATATTTACAGGCTGCCCGAAGAAAGAGCTCCGTGTATCTTATTGCCAGCATGTTTGGGTATAACCCGGGAAGAAGACTTGCACCAGTTATTGAAGCAGATATAACATTCTCTAGTGACTCTAATATCAGTAAATATACCCCTCTGGCAACTGTAAGTGACCAGTTTTTTAGCCTAAAAGAATTCACAACTTTCAACACAGGAATAACCAAAGCCACCTTGTACCTTGGTGAATGGCAGTCAGAAGTTGTAACAATAACAGAAACTGTAGATTATTATACATATATTTTAAATGTCGAGGGTATTGACAATGACTTAGTTGACGTATATATTAATGATATAAAACTTGATATGATTGAATTTACTGAAGAGTTAAACACTTCTTCTAAAGTACTGGTTCAGACATATTATAGGGGAGGAATAAAATTAACATTTGGTGATGGATTTCTTGGGAAAAAAGTAGTTGCAAATGATGTTTTACGGATAGAGTATTTTGCCACTCCGGGGTATTATTACAACTTGTCCCAGCTTCCAATCTCAGCATTATCCCCGGCAGATAGCATCGGTAACATTGATATTAAGACGCTTGGAGCAGAAGATGAAATCATTGCAAAAGTTAAGGCTTTAGCATCTAGATATTATGCAGCACTAAGAAGGGGGGTGACACTTCCTGACAATGTTGTTATACTTAATAAGCACCCATTACTGGAATCAGCCAATGGGTGGAAAGACCCAGAGGAATGTTGTACATTATTTATGTCATATTTGAAGCCAAATGAAACAGTTGCAACAGCCTTTGAAAAGGCATTATTATTAGCCCATATGGAACTGTTTAAAATGTCTGAGATAAAAATAATATTAGTTGACCCAGTAAGAATTGGGGTTGATGTAAAAATAAGAGTGATTGTCGCGGAAAACGCAGATTTTACCTCTATAGAGAATGAAGTAAAGTCCGTCATTGGAAATTATCTCCATAATCTTGGGAACACTTTTTATGTAGGAGCTATCCCGCAAGCTGTCGGGGAAATTGATGGGGTAATAAGAAGTTATTTACAAAGACCTTGGTATGATAGGAAATTAGGATACGATGAGTACTTTTCAGAGGATAATATTGATGTTGAGTTTAGCACTGACCCGAATGAACTTAATTCCTTTGATACAACAATAACGGGTTATATCCCATAAAGGGGAAGCTATGAGCATGATAGTACGGGATTATATCCCAGAAAACAGTAGAGACTTACCGATATACTCTAAAATAGCAGAGTTACTTCAGGAATTGTCGAATGTGCCTTCTGAGTTTTATACTGCTTTAGAAGTGTTTTACGATGCCCTTGAGACTGAAGATGTCGATATTTTATCAAAACTTGTTGGTGCTGATACACTCTTCGAAATTATATCCCTATCGGATGCTGAGAAACGCCGATTTTTGAGTGCTGTTAAGGCTGTGTGGAGTTTAAAGGGAACTGACCGGGGAATACTATTCGCTTTGAGTATTTTCGGAGTGAAGGCACGTATTGCAAAATGGTATGAGCCAGATGTCTTTTTAAATGAGTGTGAAATTGATATTGAAATAGATGTGCGTCAAAACCCTGTTGGTCAAGACACCCTTGACCTAATTGAACAGTTAGTGAGTATATTTTCTAGTGTATGCCTCAAACTGGTAAATATTGGATATGTATTTAGAATAACTTCTACAGTAGACGACCCTCAATCTTTTATGGTACACGAGGATGAACTATATTTAACTTCCTGTATTTTCTATGATGCTGCTGCAATGTGGAAGATTAACCCGAACCTATGGAAAATTGGTCAGGAAGTATCTCCGGGGAATCCTTTACAGATTGGGGAATTTGTTCCAGCACCTTATGAAAAGGCAACAATTTATATACTTCCAGATGGAGAATGTTGGAATATCCCTGTTGGGAATAATTTTTATGTTGGTCAGGAATATACTTATACCAGTGGATGTATTGAAGACGACCCATACTGCCAGTTACTTAAACAAGGGGTTGATGGCACTCTTCCAGTCTGGTTTATTAATGATGAGCCTTGCTGTTGGTTTGTTGGTGAGGATGGTCTTGAAGTTGGAGAAAAACCACCTAGACCTCTTAAAGCTTATGAATGTTGTTGTAATGACAATTTATTATTTTCACAAATTAAAATTATAGTTGAGGAGAGTTAAGACTTATGTCAAAAAAAGCAGAACTTCTAAAATTTATTAAGAAACTTCCACAGTCATTCTTTGATAAGATAAAAGAATATATGAGGCTGTTTACCATATTAAAAGCCAGAGGAATTGTCAGTATCTATGAATGTCTGGATGATGGTAGTGAGATGTTATTACACCATGACCCGAATGTTGTTGTTAAACTTGGAAAGCAGATTCTAGCTAGGCGACTGGCGACCAATGACCCTCTGGATATGATAGCAGAGATTCGGCTTGGAACAGGCGGTCATGAACCCGGAGACCCCTCAACCCCAAACCCAAACCAACCGACAGAGGATGATGTAGGTCTTGAAGCCGAAGAATTCACAAAAGCTTTAGCAGGAACACCCATCGCAGTCGCGGGTGGATTGGGCGTTCAATTTTCATTTATTTTAGAAAAAACTGAGGCAAATGGTACAGGTTCAGTGCAATATACTGAGGCTGGTTTATATAACGGAAATAATACAATGTTTGCGAGAGAAACTTTCGCATTTTTCAGGAAAGACTCAACGATTAAAATTAAAGTCCTGTGGACGATTGTATTTTAAGGGGGAAACATAATGTCTATAATTACAAATGACCCACTAGATTTTCTGGAAACTGGAGATTTACTGAATCAAGGTAACATGAGGGATGTAGAAATCCAACTTCAGCAGAATATAAAAGATATTGAAGACGCTTTTCTTTACTCACATAAAGATTCTGGGGAAATAAAATATATCGGAATAATGGGGATGAAACCTGTTGTTCAAAATGATGCTAATAACTCAACGGTAAAAACTTCTACCGCTATTTATTTCATAAAAAGTGATGGAATAGAGCTTGTTAAGATAGATGCTGAGACAGTATCTCCAGCAGTAGACCCTGTTACGGCATTAACTATGTGGAGATATGATTTATTGGTTGCAGATGATGCTGGGACTCTTTTTATTCTTCCCGGCACTGAACTCAGTGTTGATGATATATTAAATTCTCTTCCAAACCCGTTGCCTACAACCGAATATATTATTGCAGCTCTTAGGGTAAAAGATTCTGGATTTTCAATAGTCTTAGATGAGGATATCTTTTCTATTTCTAATATATTAAGTCAAAAAGCTCTTGGAGCAGGTTCCTCTGCAACATGGGGAGGAATTACTGGAACTTTATCAAACCAGACTGACCTACAAGCTGCCCTTGATGCAAAAGTAAATGTGGCTGGATTAGTTCATGATGCTACAAAAATTCAAGGAAAATGTGTGGATTCAACAGGTTTACTTAATGGTTGTGTCTTGAAATATGATGATTCAGGAGATGGTGGTGCAGGGGCTTGGATTCCCGCCTCAGACAACACTGGAACATCAGGGGCTTGGGGAAGTATTACAGGTACTTTAACAGACCAAACCGATTTATGCACAGCTCTTGGGGATAAAGAAAATAGTTTTGCTAAAAGTACAGCTTTTAATAAAGACTTTGGAACTGGCAGTGGTCAGGTTTCTGTAGGAGACCATGGTCATGTCGCTGGCGATATCTCGGGAGATATAAATGCCTCTTTTATTAAAGGAAAATGTGTTGATACCGCAGGGTTGTTGGAGGGGTGTGTTCTTCAATTTAGCACGGCTGGAAATGGCGGGGCTGGAGCATGGATACCTGCAACAGTTTCTGGGGGCAGTGGTGAAGTCAACACAGCTAGTAGTGCGGGGTCGTTACCTTCAGGCTCAGTCTATGCTTGTAAGTCAGGTACAGATTTGAGATTTAAGGGATTGATAGGGTGCAAAGGTCTTAATATAACATGTAGTGCTACTGATGTTTTACTAACACCCACTGGAACTCAGATAGCAAGTAAATGTGTTTTAGGAACCCCTGCTGATGGGTGTGTTCTTCAGTTTGACTCTTCTTGTTGTACTGGCTTAGGTGCTTGGGTAATGGCAACTGTATCCAGTGGAGGTGCAACATGGGGTAGTATTGGTGGGACTTTAACAGACCAAACAGATTTATGTACAGCCTTACTTGGAAAAGAAAATTGTTTTACAAAGTGTTCAGCTTTTAATAAAAATTTTGGTACTTTAGATACAACTGTGGCTTATGGTAATCATTTACATTCAGGAGTTTATGAACCAGTTATTAGCCCAAAAAACTCAGCTTTTAATAAAAACTTCGGCACATTAGCATCTTGTGTTGCATGTGGGACTCACGTACATAATGGGATATATGAACCAGTCTTTGTAAAATGTACAGCTTTTAATAAAGACTTTGGTACAACCCATATAACTGTACCGTATGGAGACCATACCCATCCAGCCACTGGCGGGGACATGTATTGTTCTGAGTTTGCAGCAGGTGCTGGAGTTGTTAAAGATTCCAACTGCCTTTATGGGGTAGCGGGTAATTGTTATGCTAGACAAGATGCATCAAATGCATTTATACAACCTCAAGCATTTTGTTGTGCTATATTTACATGTAATATAGGTCCTTCTATAATTTTCAGACAAACAAATCAAACTGGTGGGTGCGGTAATTGGAGAATTGTAGGAGGTGTAACAGGTGCTGGTTTTGAGATACAAAGAGGCACAGCCTTAGATTATAGTTTTGATACTAATGATATTCATATGAGGTTTCTTCCAAATTGTAACATTTCTCTTCAACCTTCAGAATTTTGTAGCCCAATTTGTGTGAATACCTTAACAATTGGTTCACCTATTACAGCAGTTACTACTGGATTTTATGGTATCTGTGGAAAGGCTGCATACTGGGGTGTTTGTGGTGAGGCTCAAATAAATGGAGTAATGGGATGTGCCAAAGTTGGAGCTTGTGTAGGTAGTGGGTGCAATGCTGTTAAAGGAATAGCCCAATGTAATTGTGGGGTTGTTGGACAAGCAGGAAATATAGCAGTAATTGGAACAGCCAACTGTGCTGGGAGTTGTGGCGTGGTTGGTGTAGGGGTTTTATGGGATTTCTTCGCAAACGGTTCTGCTGGAACATATGGTTCATTTACTGGAGGTCATGATGTCGTCCATAATCAGTGTTGTTCATATGTTCTTGGTACACTTGTTAAATCCACTGGGTGTGTTTATAAAAGGGATAGTTCTTTAGCTTCAATAGCACCCGGAATTGAACCAACCGTAACAGAAAAAGACTCTGGCATTTATGGATTCTTTGCAGGGGAGCACTCTTTAACTAGTGAACATTGGTTATTTAACGAATATAGTATCTCCTGTTCAGCAGTAGCTAATGCTGTTGGAGAGGGACAAGCCTTAGTTACAGACATAAGGGGAGACATTGCTGTAGGGGATTTATTAGTGTCTTCCACTAGAGAAGGGTATACAGTGGTACAAATGGAATCTGATGATGTAACTAAAGATAATACAATAAGAAACTATACTGCTGCAAGAGCAATGGAAGCCATTGATTGGTCACAGGAAGAGGTTGACGAGTCTAAAGGATTTAAATGGAAAATGATAGGAGTTGTTTATTTATCAGGATAATATCAACTTTATATTTAATTATAAAACGAAAACTGTTTAATATAGGAGAGAAAGATGGCAATTATACCAAATGACCCAATAACAGCAATTTGTAATAACATTGATGCATCTTGCGAGGTATTCAATAAACCACATGACGAGACCCATGAAAATGTAAAATCTCTGGACTGGGCTTTAGAGAATCCCAATGCAATTTTACCCGTGGAGGTTCATCCAACTGACCCTTCGAAACTAGTTTTTACTTCAGATGTGTATTATATAAACAGTCTTCGAGTGCGGGTTAAATTGATAGCCCAAGGAACTGAAACACCCTCTTTCCAAACTACTGGGGGAGTTGGGCAGTACCGCTATGATGTTTTACAGGCAAGTGATACATCTGTTTTAACAATAATAATGGGTGGTGAAAATTTATCAGACAGCTTAGTAGCTAATCATCCCGATTTACCTCAAGACCAGTTTGTGGTTTTTCTTGTTAGAGTGCATAATTCTGTTGCAGTAGAATTAGTGGTTTCTGAAGATGTTTTCGGAGTTCAAGGGATTCTCCATAAAAAAGCTTTAGCTGGAGGTGGAAGTGGCGGTGGGTCTATAGCCTCTTTAAATGATGTTGGAGATGTACTCGCACCTTCACCTGCTGATGGGCAGTTTTTACAGTGGAGTGATTCTTCAAGTGCGTGGATTCCTGCCAGTACGGGAGGGTTAGCCCCGCATACACATACTATTGCAGATGTGACCAATCTTACCACAGTACTAGCAAATAAGGCAGACACAACCCATGGTCATGCTGTTGGGGACTTATCAGATTCTGAAATTATATCAATACAAAATAACCAAATTTACTCATATGAAAGCGGCAGTTGGAGAAATAAATCAACCTTAGAATTGTCCTCCAGTTCAGATGTTGCATGTTTAACTGCAACCACCCAAAGAGCTCTCAGGGCGGTAGCTCCGAATGAGGTAGCTTTTTTTGATGCCACGGGCGGGGTTGCGGTAAGAGCGAGGTCAGCCCATCACGCAGGAATTTTTGAATCTACTGGAGGAACTGTTGCAATTTGTGCAACTTCTACCGACCATACTACAATTTTAGCACGGTCTGCCACCCATACTGCCATCCATGCTTGTGCCGTTACTAATCAAGCTGGAGTATTTGAAGCCCAAAGCGATGTACTCAAGGTAACTGCTAGTTACGCTACAGCAGGTATTTTTCAATCAGCATCAGGAGTGGCTGTTAGAATAAATAGTACATGTGGGTCTGGTTTATCTATTCAATCTTGTTTTGGGGGAATTCAAGTTAATTCTTCTAAATGCACAGGAATACATGTTGATTCTGGAATTGGACAATCAGCCTATCTTCGTTCAGCATCTGTCGCCCAACCCGCAGTATGTATTATAAATACTGCCACGGCATCGGCTGCTACAGGTCTTATAGTAGTGTCTACAGGTGGGACTGGGATTTACTCCTCAACACAAGCAACAGTAGACCGTGGAAACTGGTTTCATGCACCAAACACTATTAGAGGTCTTGAGGTTGTTGGGGGAAGTTGCGGGACTACCAGTAGGGCAAATGATTATGATTTTTATGCAAATGGATTCGGTGCTAACTATGGACCTTTTACAGGTGCTCATGATGTTATATTGGAAAATGGCGAGTATTTACCGGGAATGTTACTAGAAATAACAAATAAAGTTTACCATGATACTAGGGGTCTTTCAAATATTATACCGAAAGTTAAACCTGCTGATTCGAATAATAGCCGTGGAATATATGGATTTTTCGTAAAAGAAATTATTTTGGGCAAAGACCACTGGGTATCTAAACAGATTAAAAAGAAAAAAGGTGGAATTGTTAATGCTTTAGGTGAAGGACTTGCTCTGGTTACTAGCATAAATGGGAAGGTTGAAAAGGGAGACCTTTTAACTTCCACAACAGTTAAAGGGTATGCAGGGGTACAGCTTACAGATTCTGGGGAAAAGAAAGATTATACAATTCAAGCCCATACTGCTGCCCGAGCCCTTGAAAATGTTGATTGGAAAAAAGTCAAAAAGAAGAAAAATGAAAAAAATAAATCAAAACTAATCGCAGTAGTATACCTAAGTGCGTAAGGAGTTATAAATGTCAATTATACCGCATAATCCAGTATTTCAATTTATTAAAGGGACTCCCGGAAGCCCTTCAAACTTAAACAGACCACACAATGAATTATTAGCAGATATTATATCTCTTGAGACCGCAATGTTGCAAGCTCATAATGAGGATGGGACTATAAAATATTCTTCATTTCTAGAAGCTGTTCCAGCTATTCCCGACCCAGCAGACCTTACGCGTCTTATTTTTACTGATGACGTTTATTATATTGCATCAGACAGGGAAACTCTTTTACTTATTCCAGAAGGGACAATAACTCCTAGTTTTGCACTAGTTGCAGCAGATGGAAATTTCAGGTTTGATTTATTGACCATAGATGATGCAGGTGCTTTTTCAGTTATACAGGGAACAGAGGGAACTACCAACAGCCTTTTTGATAGTTGGAATCCATCAGCACTTCCTCAAACAGTTTTTTTACCCATAGTGGTGCGGATGCATGATGACCTTACTGTTATTATCAAAAAAGAAGATGTTTTAAATTTTTCTAGTATTCTCAAAAATAAAGCACTGGCAGGAGGCTTATCTGACCCCGCTGTTGAAGATTTAACAAATTTTACTACCACACAGGTGATAGGTAGCGGGGCAATCCTTGGTAAACGGGCTGATGGGTCTTGGGGATTTATCAGTGGAGATATTCCTAAATCGGTTAATCATATAGTTAGTGCTACAGGCAATGCCCCCAACCCCTTTGGTGAATATGTTTCAGGATATGGTGTTCACATTTACATAGATGCAGTCGCAGGTAGTGATACAACAGGGGATGGGACACTCACTAATCCAGTTAAAACTATTGATAAGGTATGGACAACGATATGGAATCTTAATATTAGTGACTATCATTCAGGTATTAAAATTAAGTTATCCCACCATGTACATCTGCTGGAGTATGAACATGCTTACCCTTGGAAGGGGACTGGTACTGGAAAACTTGAGATTGAGGCTATTGACCCTGCTAATAAACCTGTTTTAGATTTCACAAGTACTAACTTAGCATCCTCTGCCCATATGATGTTTGGAGGAAGTTTTAGTGTCTTTTTAAGAAATCTAATATTTAGAAATAATTCATCTCACACAACCGCAACATTGTTTTGGATGAGAAATGCAGTTAATGTTGAATTTGAAGACTGTGAAGTACATCGTCCAGTGGGTTATAACATTTTTCGTGACCTTTTCTTAATTTCTGAAAATGCAAAAGTAAAGATTGATGGGCTAACCCTAATAGGAAACGGAGCTAATAGAGTTACCAACTATCTTGCAGAAACTGTAACTGGGGGGTCTTTAGGGGTATATGGGACAGTAACAGGGGATATTGCCAGTTGGACTTTTTCAGGGGGTGGAAATACTGAAATAGTTCTAACTGACCCTGACAATTTTACAGTAACTAATGATGCAGGGGGATTATTTACAGGTTCTGGAAATTTTAGGCAACATTCAATTGATGCAGGAGAGTTAGAAGATAATGCTCGTGCTAATGTTTTAGTACATGATGGTATTAATAAATTTTACCCAAGGGATTTAAACCAGATGACACAATTTAATCCAGTTAAAAGTGTTGGTACTGCATTGTTGGTTGAACCTTTCAACATTGGGGAGCTTTCTGCGGGAGAATATCACATTTATTTTAACCCTAGTATTGGACTAACCTACACAAATGGAGGTAGAGGCACAATAGCAAACCCTTTTGGGG